ACTTCATCTGGGAGCGGGAGGCTATCCGCATCGCTCGTGAGAACGGCCACTCCGCACCGTGGACTAACGACCCGATACTCGGTAAGTACAAGTTTACCAACATACACCGCGTTGATGATCGTGTGTCTCAGTGGGTTCTAAACAACCTGATCACTCCGTATGAGGAGCGTGAAGACCTTTGGTTTACGCTGCTAATTGGTCGCCTTATCAACTGGCCGCCGACGCTGGCAGCGTTGCTTGAGCGCGGCGTTATACCTTGCGCTCCGGACGAGTTCGACGCTGAAGAGTTTGTTGACGTGGTAGAAGGCTGCAAGGTGACACAGGCCAAGGTTTACTCTGGCGCGTACATGGTTTATCCCACTAAGATGGATCCCGGCGGCAACAAGTCTCAAGCTATTGCTACGCATATCATCGGCGCAGCGATTGAGAAGGCTGAGGCTATCGCTTATGAGGCTACGCGACCTGACCGCACTCTTGAGCAGTTTGTTACGGTCATGTCTCGTTGCTTCGGTATCAGCACGTTTATGGCTGGCCAGGTTGCGGCAGACTTAACATATTCTCAGGTGCAGATGGGTAAAGTGCCCGATATATTCACTTACGCGCCTATCGGCCCCGGTAGCAGTCGGGGTCTCAATTACCTGCTTGAGCGAGCGCCAACAGCGGGTTGGGGTCAAGAAAACTTCAATCGCGAACTTATGAAGATTCATCAAGCCGTTGTTGATGAACTTGACATTGACACGATGACCCTGCATGACATACAGAACTGCATGTGTGAGTACAGCAAATACTGCCGTACAATGCTTGGCGAAGGTAAACCCAAAACCACTTATCAACCCGAAACGGAGTTTTAACCATGGAACTTGTAGTACGTAACGTCAATCAGGCATTCAGTGAGATATTCTGGCAGCTGAAGGCTCTCAACTTGCAGCCTGAACAGACGCGTAATGGCCCCGCAATCGTGCACCCTGAGATGGTGACCACGGTTTATAAATACCCGGCTGAACGAGTGCTGTTTCACGGTGGGCGGGACGCTAACCCTATTTTTCACCTCATGGAGTCTATCTGGATGCTTGCGGGTCGTAACGACGTCGCGTTCGTTCAACAGTTTAACAAGCGTATGGGTGATTTTAGCGATGACGGTAAGGTGTTCAACGCTGCTTACGGACACCGTTGGCGCAATCACTTCGGTCGTGATCAACTTGATGAGGTTATCAAGTTGCTTCGCCGTGACCCAACTACCCGTCAGGCAGTTGTTCAAATTTGGGATAACGCCGACCTGAGTAGTAAGACCAAAGACAAGGCTTGCAACACGCAGGTCATCTTTGACGTGCGGCAAGACCGGCTGAACATGACGGTGTTCAACCGTAGCAACGACATCTGGTGGGGTGCTTACGGTGCTAATGCGGTGCATTTCAGTGTGCTGCAAGAGTTTGTTGCCGCTGCTACGGGTCACCGCATCGGTGTTTATCGTCAGGTGAGCAACAATTTCCACCTGTATACTGAACTGTATAACGCCAAGCAGTATCTGGTGTCGCCACCTGATGCTGAACAATATGACTATTACTCGCAGGGTGCGGTGCGTCCGCTTCCGCTGATGGTCAACAGTGAGTACAAGTTGTTCCTCACTGAGTGTGAGATGTTTTGCACAGACCCGTTTAACGAGCGTATCAAGTATACTAACCCGTTCTTTGAGCACGTTGCGCGCCCCATGGCCATGATCAGCCGTGTGCGTAAGACTAAATCTGGTGATGGACGGTACTACGCTCAAAGCATCCGGGCTGAAGATTGGCGCAAAGCTGCGTTTGAGTGGATTGACCGTCGTGATAAGGCGCGTCAGATTCGTGAAGAGAATGAGCACCTTGAAAGAAAGTGATTGCCTTCTGGTAAATTACCGCGCTATAATCGCTCCCATAACTTGCTAACTGGAGAACTCTGTTGAAAAATACCCTAGAATTCATTGCCACTGGTGCCGAGGTAACTCGTTATCACACGGTGTTCACCATCAATAAAGAGACCGTAGGTCACCACTCTCATGGTGTGGCCATGATGGTGTTGATGATCAAGCCAGATGCTTCGGCATCATTGCTTAAGGCTGCGTTGTACCACGACCTCGCTGAACAGGTTGTTGGTGACATCCCGTCTCCTGCCAAGCGCCGGTTTGATCTAGGTAAGCGTCTTGACGAACTTGAACATTCTGTGATTCTTGAAGCCGGTATTGAGCAGCCTAAACTCAATGATGAAGAGGTTCGGGTGCTCAAGCTGGCCGACATTGCGCAGGGTGCGCTGTTTTGTGCCCGTGAAATGCAGCTTGGCAATGTTCGCTTGATCCCAGTGTACGCTCGCTACTTACAGTATGCGGTGGAGATGGGTATTGAAGGTCGCGAAGAAGTGCTGTTCAACGCTATCACGGAGATCGCAAATGAGTGCTAATGAACGTCAGATTGGCGGCAATCACTATAAGAAAGGTGGTGAGGAGCACTGGGATCGCCAGTGGCGTCTCTACGGTCGCGGTTACTTTGTTGGTTGCATCACCAAGTACGTCGAGCGTTATCACCAGAAGAACGGTATTCAAGACTTGCAGAAGGCTTTGCACTTCCTTGAGAAGCTGATTGAGCTTGAGACTCGCCAGACGCACGACGTAGATCTGGGGTATGACACGCCTAACCGGGGTGACTTCAATCCTCCTCTCGGCGGTGTTACTGCCGATTATGTCAACCAAGACAGATGAGCACTTGGGTGTTTGATACCGAAACTCTGCCCAACCGTACTCTGTTCTGCGCTAAGAACGTAGAGTCAGGTGAGTGGTTTGACCTTTGGCGTCATGAAAATGACGCTCCGGCGCGACTCAAGCGGTTTGTGCAGAAGCCAGCTACGACGTTCATCGGCTTTAACAATAAGTCGTTTGACAACATCGTCGTGTCCGCGTTCTGCCTCGGTCGCACCGAGATGGAGATCAAGCGTATCGCAGACGACGTTATCACTAATCGGGTCGCCCCTTGGGCCGCTATGAAAAAGTTCAATCTTCGTGATGTCATATTAGATGATGTTGACTTGATTGAGGTCGCTCCGTCGTTTGTGGGTTTGAAAGCCTATGGTGCTCGGATGCATATGCCGAAGCTACAGGACATGCCCATAGCTCACGATGATATGATCTCAACCGAGCAAGAGCCCATGCTGTTGGAGTACTGCCACAACGACGTAGATACGACTGCTGAACTGCTGAACCAGCTAGAGAAAGAGTTGTTGCTGCGGGTTGAAATGAGCCGTCGTTACGGGGTTGACATGCGTAGCAAGTCAGACTCTCAAATGGCTGAACAGGCGTACATCACCAGCATGGGTCTCAAGCGTCAAGACAATGAGGTACCTAAGACGGTGACGTATACGCCACCGAGCTTCCTCAAGTTCATGAATGCTGAACTACAGGCGCTGCTTGATCGGGTTGCCGGGCATACGTTCAACATGAACCCGGTGACCGGACACGTTAAATTGCCAGACTTTCTCGGCATGCAGACGGTTAAGTTTGGCACGGGTCAATATCAGCTTGGCGTGGGGGGTATTCATAGCGTTCACGATAAGAAGGTTTGCTACGTTGCCGGTGACGACATCATCACCGACATTGACGCAGCCAGCTTTTACCCTAGCATCATTCTTGAGTGTGGGTTCATTCCTGAGGCTCTTGGTAAGCAGTTTGTTGAAGAGTATCGTAAGATCTACGAGCGTAGAATGGAGGCGAAGCGCAGCGGTGACAAGACCACTGACGCCACCCTCAAGATCTCGCTTAACGGTACATTCGGCAAGCTGGCGAGCAAGTACTCTGTGCTGTACTCACCTGATCTGATGTTAGCTGTCACGTTGACGGGGCAATTTACTCTTCTAATGCTCATAGAGTGGCTTGAGCATGCCGGGGCAACAACCCTTAGCGCTAACACCGACGGCATTGCTATACGCTATTCTCGTGCCTTGGACGACAAGATTAAGGAGGCGGTCAGCCGGTTTAGCGTTTTGTCTTGTTTTGATTTTGAGTACACCCCGTATCGGGTGCTCGCAATGAAGGACGTCAACAACTACATCGCGGTCAAGCCGGATCGTTCGCGCAAAGTGAAAGGGATTTATGCTCCGTTATCTCTACGTAAGAACCCTACCGCTCACGTTTGTTCGGATGCGGTTGGTCAGTGGTTGGCTGACGGAACCTCGTTTGAGCAAACGATCAGCAACGCACCATTCTGTGATTTTATCTCTGCCCGTAATGTCACGGGTGGTGGTGAGCAGATGGGTCAGTATTTGGGTAAGGTCGTTCGTTGGTATCAGTCAAACGATGCTGCGCTTGAACCTATACGTTACGCTAAGAACAATAACAAGGTTCCTAAAACAGACGGTGCCCGCGCCTGCATGACATTGCTTGACAAGGTTGCTCATCCGGCAGACCTTGACTACGTATGGTATCGCAAGGAAGCTATCAAGATTGCGATTGCGGTTGGTTGCTCAAGCTACTTGACTGCTGAGGAACTCGCTTTGGTCGCTCCTCCCCTTAAACAGCCTAGGAAGAATAAAAATGGAACACGGTAACGCTAGAACGGTATTTGTCGTACAGGTCGATAACAATAAGGATCTGTCTGACGCTAAAAAGTACGGTCAACTGAGGGCTGTGTTCGGTAAACCGCGCAAACCCTACGACACCGCAGGCATGATCGCAAAAGCGCGGCGCGTGTTGGCCGACTGGCAGTACGGTGATCACCTGTTGATGATCGGCGACCCGGCATTGTGCGCGGTCTGTATGGCTGTGACTAGTGAGCAGCACGACGTGGTTAACTTGCTCAGTTGGGATCGTGATAGTTTTCAGTATGTACCCCAGCGTTGGGACTTCGGTCAGATGGGGATTGATTTTGACGATTTCGAAACGGCGGATGACTAACCGCCTCAACTCAGAAAGGAGAAACAAAAATGTCAAAAGAGAAATCATGGCAAGATACACTTCGCCACGGCAAGCAGGAGATCCCTCCTCGCTTAGTTATTTACGGCGGACACGGTATAGGTAAGAGCACGCTGGCTAGTCAGTTTCCGGCCCCCATCTTCATCAGTACGGAAGATGGTCTGGACTCGTTGGATGTGACTAGCTTCCCTCGCGCTGCGAATATCAATGAAGTGGTTGAGAGCATCAAGACCCTCATCAAAGAGGATCACGATTTCAAGACCGTGGTTATTGATTCGGTTGACTGGCTGATTGAGCCGCTGA